TTGGGAGCAAGCTAAATACCTAGAACAAGTTATTTTAACTATGGTAATTGTTCCAAACAGAGAATATGACCCAGTTAATTCAAAAAGATCATTAGACCCTGCCGATAAGAAATATCAGTCATACACTTACATACAATCAGTTGGTGGCAATTTGCCCCCACAAACTTCTTCTGGTTTCCGAAATGAGAGATCAATTGGGAAGGAAGAGTTTATTAAAGTAAGTGGATTCGACTATTTCCCTGTGATTATTTCACGTTGGGAGGTCGCACCTGAAGAAGATTACGGTGTAGATGGGCCAGGCGATATTGCTTTAAGTGACGTCATGACTCTTCAAACAATGGAGAAGTACAGACTCGAAGCAGTTGCTAAAATGGTGAAACCTCCTATGGTTGGCCATTCGTCTTTAAGAAGGCATCAAGCTTCTATCCTGGCAGGCGGAATCACATACGTTGATGATGCAGGCGCGGCTCATGGATTTAAGCCAGCGTTTGAATTAAATCCAAACTTATCACACTTAATAGAAAGTCAATCAGAATACCAAGATGCTATCAGATCAGCTTTCTTCGAAGATTTATTTCTTATGTTATCTGGGGAGAAAACAGTATCCCACGTGACAGCAAGAGAGATCGACGAGAAGTCATCTGAAAGAATGGCTGCTTTGGCTCCTGTGCTTGGCCAATTAGACCAAGACCAAAACAGCAAGATCATAAACAATGCCATGTTAATTTTAGAGCAAGCAGGAAAGTTACCACCACGGCCACGAGAATTGGAAGGTGAACAACTAAGGCCAGAATACATATCTATCCTAGCTCAAGCATCTAAAGTTTCTATGATGAACTCGATTGAAAGATTTTCTAATTTTACATCGAGTATGGCCAATGCTCACCAAGACCCTACACTTCTTAAACTAATGAACGCTGAAAAAGCTATCAGAATATATGCCGATTATGTTGCCGTTGACCCTGCTCTCGTACTTGATGAAGATGAATTTAATAGCGTTAAAAATGCGGTGCGTGCTGAACAAGCTGCTCAGAAACAAGCAATGATGCAAGCACAAGGCGCACAAACAGCTAAAGATTTATCAGAAGCTAAGACAGGCGAAGGTTCTTTACTTGACACAATGTTAGAGGCTGCGCAATCATAGTATAACGTTTTGAGGGGACTATGAAAGAGCAAGATAGAATAAAGCAAGAAAAAGATGACTGCGCGTGGGTTGTTTCGACAGAACAAGGTCGAAGATTCATGTGGAAGATATTGTCCCACTGTGGAGTTTATAGAGATATAGAAACCGCTGGTGGAGAGAATGAAGCCTTCAAACAAATAGGGCGCAGACAAGTCGGTTTACATTTATTAGGTTTAATATCAGACGCCTCCGAAGATCAAATTTTTAACATGATGAAAGAGGCTAAACAAAGAAGTATAGAGGAGAAAATTTACCATGAGCGAGAAACCAGAAAATCAGGTGCAACAGTCAACGACACAACAATCGAATCAATCATCGGAAGCGCCAGCACAACAGACGCAAACGTCTTCCAACAGTATAATATCGGAGGCGAGCCAATCTTCTGATGCAACAAAAACCCAAGAAACAAAAACAGACGCACCAAAAAGCGAAGACAATAAAACTCAAACTTCTACGACTGACAATGCTCAGAAAACTGCTGCGCCAGTTGAAGAAGAATATGAGTTAGAACTTCCTGAGACTTCGCCTTTATCTGAACAAGAATTTAATGAGATCGTCGAAACTGCGGAGAAATATGGGCTTACAAAAGAAGCAGCACAAAAGCTAATCGCTTTAAAAGAAAGCACATATAAGTCAGCAGAAGAAAAGTTTAAAACTGAATACAACAATAAATACGCAGCGCTTAGAGAGCAGATACAGAAAGACCCTGACTTCTCTGGTGAAAAGAAAATCGAGTCTTTTGCCTCTATTAATAGAGCGCTTAATAAATTTGGGGACGACGATCTTAAGAAACTTTTAACCTCGCCGGAAGTTGGTAATCATTTAGCTTTAGCCAGATTTTTGAAACGTATAGGGGATCAAATTGCACCCGATACTGTGCCAACTAAAGGTAATCCTTTGGCTTCAAAAGAGCAGCAAAATGATGCTTTAAGGAAAGCTTACCCAGAATTTTTTAAGAATACTTAAAAAAATATGTTGACTCCGGCTTTAAGTGAGGTCAAACTTATAGTGACATAGATACTTTTTTACAAAGTACAAAAGGAAAATAATATGGCTCTTTTAAATGCACAATTCCCAACACTACTTGACTTAGCGCAAATGCCTGAGAACAAGGACGCTGCTGATGTAATTAACATGCTTGCAGCTCAAAACCCAATCCTAGAAGACGCTCCAGCGTTTGAATGTAACCGTGGTTTAACTCACGAGTCGCAAATCAAAACTGGTCTTCCTTCAGTAACATGGGGTAAATTGTACCAAGGTATCCCAGCAGGAAAAGGCAACATGCAAACAGTAAAAGATACTACTGGTTTTGTTGAGTCTGCTGCGGAAGTTGATACAAGATTCGTAGATATTTTTGAAAAAGCTGAAGACAAAGCTTCAGTAAGAATGGATATGGCGTCTGACCATCTTGAAGCTATGGCTCAAGAAGGTGCGACAGCAATTTTCTACCACGACAGTTCAATCAATCCAGAAAAACCAATGGGTCTTTCTCCAAGATTTAACTCGTTATCGGCAGAAAATTCTTCTCAAGTAATCAATGGTGGTGGTGTTGGTAATGACAATACTTCAATCTGGATGGTAACTTGGGATAAAAAATCATGCCACTTGATTTATCCAAAAGGACATCAAGCTGGTGTTAAAAGAACTGACAGAGGGATTATCCCAAAACAAGATTCTAACGGGAACACTTATATGGTTTACCGCGAAGAATTTGCTTGGCACTTTGGTGTAGTTCTTAAAAACTGGCAATACGTTGTAAGAATTGCAAACATCGACGTAAGCAACTTAACAAAAGATGCTGCGACTGGTGCAAAAATTCTTGACCTTTTAACAGACGCATACTACGCGCACAAAGGCCGTAGAACTAGCTTCGGTAAAACTTGCATCTACATGAACACAACAATAGTTAAGTTCTTAGACTACCAAGCACGTAAGTCTCAAAACGAGAATTTATTCTTAACTTTTGACAACTACGGGCCAAACTCTAAAGAGATTCTTCACTTCAGAGGGGTTCCTATTAGAGAGTGTGATGCAATTTTAAACAGTGAAGACGCGGTGGTATAATTACTAACGCAATAATTAAAGGAATAAATTATGATTTTAGACAAATTATCACTACTATCTGACGAGCAAGCTATCACAGCTACAGCAGCGTCAACAAATGTTTATGATCTTGGTGCGCCGGGTGTTGTTCCTTACGGAAACATCCAGCTAAGAAAAAGATTAGGAAAGTCAGATTGCAAAATCCCTTTACTAATCCAAGTCGTAGAAGATTTTGACAACTTAACTTCTCTTGATATTGCGATTGAGACAGACGATAACTCTGGTTTCTCATCTCCAAAAGAAGTTATCAGCCACAATGTTCTTTTAGCAGATTTAGTCGCTGGGTATATTTGCCCAATCGAAAATCTTCCAAGAGGTGTTGACGAGCAATACATCAGACTTAAATATACGGTCAATGGTGCTGCTCCATCTCAAGGAAAAATTACTGCTGGATTCGTTGGCGGTGTTGACGGGTCATACCAAGGTAATCCATAATATTAATTAACATTAATACAAAAAGCCCGCACATAATATGGCGGGCTTTATTTTATCAGAGGGGCGAATATGGAAAAGAAAACAATCAAAATTAAAGTAGAAGCAATCGCGAAAGGTTATTACAAAGGTGTAATCATCGACGAAGGCAAGAAGTTTGAATACGAAGGTGTTCTTAACGGCGGTAAATTACCTTTATGGGTAAAGCCAGTTGACAAAAAAGAGTTTGAAGCTCTTTTAAAACCAGCTAAAAAAGAAGATAAGAAAGAAGAAAAAGAAGAGAAAAAAGAAGAGAAGAAGTCTATTTTTTCAAATATGATTTAGTGTAGGAGGCGAGCATGCTTTATAAAATTGATATTGCAAATCTCGCCCTTGGACGTCTTGGGCAGACGTTGACGATCACTGACTTAGACACTGAAAACACTAATCACGCAAAAGTTATTAGACGCCATTTCAGAATGTCATTAGATACAATTTTAGAAAAACATGATTGGAATTTTGCTACGAAATTCGAGGCTCTGACCCTGCAATCAGAAGACCCAATCGTCGGGTATAGATATTGCTATACTTTACCTAGTGATCTATTAGTAATACGCCAAATAGCGGAGGAAGGAATCTTCAATCCGAATAAGCAGTATGAACATGAGAAGGCAAAATTCCGTCTAGTTTATAACGGAGCTGGGCAAAGAATAATTTACACAAATGTTCAAAATGCTCACGCAGAATATACAGTAAGGCTTCCAGAATCTAGTGCTTTCCCTAATCATTTTGGCAGAGCTTTTGCAGCTCAATTGTCGATGGACATAGCACCTCAGCTAATTACAAATAACTACTCAAAAGTAAGTGAGTCCATAAATACTCTTGCCATGAATGACATCAATAATGGGATTGCTTTTGATCTCGGTCAACAGCCATTACCAGAAGACCCTGCGAGTCCGTTCCAAAGTGTAAGGTGGTAGTATATGCCAAGTGGCAAACAGGTATCATTCGAGTTCGGAGAAGTTTCACCGACACTTCATTTTAGATCAGACGCGGTTTCATATTCGCAAGGTTTATCAAAGCTAAAAAACATGTTCGTAAGAAAAGAAGGTGGGGTAAGTAATAGGCCTGGCTTCAAATTTGTACGTCAGCATGATTCTCAAAATAGAGTACCAGCTCAGGGTGAGAACGCTAGCATAAAAGGCTTTACATTTTTTGTACCAAATTCAGCGTTTATCCAATCAATAGAAAACGTCAGCCAGACGTTAAACGTTTCGTCGATAACTTCTTTAGGAAGTAATAACTATAGATATAACCTAAGTGGTACACTTGACGCTAATTGGGCCATAGGGATAATCGTTAATATTACAGGGTGTACTAACCCAAATAATAACGGGCTAAAAGTAGTAACTGCTTTTACAACAAATAGTTTCACAGTAAATAACGCCAGTGGAGCAGCTCAAGCAGGGGCAGCAGGCTCGGTGAACAATTTAATGGCTGAGTATGTGCTAGATCAAGAGGCTTTTCCACCAGAAGGAACAGACGATTATGCTTATGTTTATGGTGTTAACAATGCTTTAAACGGCGGTCAAAGACTCGTAGTAAGAGTGGATGGTTATTCAATGTTTCTTAACTATGGTCTTGGCACCCCAACTAATCAAACAACTCCGAATGGGATTTTGGAATCAACTTTATTTCGTGGTAAAGGAAGATGGGCCACTTTAGAATATGTACCTTCAGCGACAGTTAATACGACAGCACCTAATGGAACTTCTGTATCTACAGACTCAAATATTTTCGTGCTAGATAGAACTATGGTAAGTGGTAATAGTATTCTAGGCAATTTAATTTTTAGCACGGCACCAAGTAAAATAAGATTTACGAAAGTAAAAAACAAGATTTTTATATCCCCATCATTGCAAGGAGTGCCAGGCTCTTCATATCCTTTTTTAGAAGGAAATGCTTTCATAGATACCACGCCTGCATTGTCTTTACCTTATGGATACCTAGACGTAAATAAAGTCGAGAAAGATTTAACTTTAACAGACTTAACAGGTGAATCGTTAAACATAACAACAGCTAGTAAAACTTTTGTAACTGGGACTCTTGCAGCTCCCGTTGCATATCTTATAACAGCGGTTATGCTTGATGGGAGGGAAGTAAGAGCCAACTATACAGACTCGTCGATAAATACTGGATTAGCGCACCCAACAGCGGACTTATCAGTAAAATTTACATACACACTAACGGCAGCAGTTCCAGACATAAAATATTTTAATGTTTATAGAGCGGCAGGAGAGCCAGGCTTAAGCGCTTTCAAAAGGCTAATATATAATTTTGCAGGAAGAATAGCGTATGACGGGGCTGCAACAACATTAACCTTTGATGATTATGGCGCAGGAAATCCAGCGGTTTCTCCTCCATTAGATTCATCAATGTTTAATGAAAATGGTGTACTGTCTGGGGCAGAGTGCGCCACATACTATCAACAAAGGCTAGTCTTAGGAATGAGACATGGAGCTTCAGAGACCATAAAAAATGGCGACCTATTGGCTTCTATGATTGGTGCAGAAGAGCAATTTCAAGCGCCAGTTATTTACAACAACGTTGGAGCATTTCAATTTAGCGTACCTAT